TAAAGAAGATTATCAAAAAATAATAGATTATGCAAATTTTGCGATTAAACAATTAAAATAATCACTATCTTTGATAATTCATAATTAACTATAATTTTTACCGCTATGGATTGTGAATGAAATGGCGGTTTTTTTAAAAATTAAAAATATGCACCCAACACGAATTTTTAAATCACCTGACGAATTAGAACACGCATGGACTTTGTATAAAGAAAGTCTAAAAACTGAAGCTTTGGAATGGGTTAAAGTTTCTTATGTTGGTAAAGAGGCACAAAGAATGGAAGACCCTTTTAAATTGCCTTTTACAATGGATGGGTTTGAAGTGTTTTGTTATAAAAATTTCGGAACAGTTGAACAATATTTTAAAAATAAAGATGATTATTATAATGACTTCGTACCTATCTGTTCGTATATTAAAAAAGAAATACGCTCAAATCAAATAACAGGAGGTTTATTAGGTGTCTACAATCCAAGTATAACACAACGTTTAAACGGCATAAAAGAACAAGTTGATATGACTACAAATGGCGAAAGTTTAAACGTAATATCATTAGGTAACGGAATCAATCCAAATGAAACTAATACCTAAACAAGAAAATGCTGTCTATTTTCTTAAAGACAAAACCACAAAAGAAGTGCTTTACGGAGGAGCTGCAGGTGGTGGAAAAAGCGCATTGGGTGTTCTGTGGTTAATTGAACAATCTCAAAACTATCCCGGGACGCGTTGGCTAATGGGTAGGGCTAAACTAAAAACCTTAAAAGAAACTACTTTAAACACTTTTTTTGATTTAGCATCACAATTAAAAATAACAGACCAATTTTCATTTAATGGACAAAATGGGGTTATTTATTGGAAAAATGGAAGCGAGATATTACTTAAAGATTTATATAGTTACCCAGCTGACCCAAACTTTGATAGTTTAGGTTCATTAGAGATAACAGGGGCATTTATTGACGAATGCAATCAAATATCTTATAAGGCTTGGCAAATTGTAACATCACGTATTCGTTATAAATTAAACGAATATAATTTAACGCCAAAGATTTTAGGAAGTTGCAATCCAGCAAAGAACTGGACTTATTCAAAGTTTTATATTCCAAACTCAAACGGTACTATAAGCAATGCAAAAAAATTCATTCAGTCATTACCGACCGACAATCCAAATTTACCAGCGTCTTATTTAGAATCATTATTAGCATTAGACGACAATAGCAAACAACGTCTTTACTATGGTAATTGGGAGTATGATAATGACCCATCAAAACTTATTGACTACGATAAAATAAACAACTGTTTTACGAATGATTTTGTAGAAGCGGGACAAATGTATATAAGTGCCGATATTGCGCGATATGGTAGTGATAAAATGGTTGTTTGTGTATGGAGTGGTTTTAGAGTTGTCGAGGTTTTCTCGTTATCTAAAAGTTCAGTTACTGAAACAGCCGAAGCAATAAGAGGTTTATCATCAAAATGGAAAGTTCCAAATAGTAACATTATTGCCGATGAGGATGGAGTTGGAGGTGGTGTAATTGATATATTGAAATGTAAAGGTTTTGTAAATAATTCACGCGCATTAAAAGAGGAAAATGTAATTGTTGAATATCAAAACTTAAAAACGCAATGTTATTATAAATTAGCTGAAAAAATACAACGAAATGAAGTTTATATAAATTGTCCAGATGGAACAGTTCAAGATGATATTATAAAGGAATTAGAACAGGTTAAACGTGATAAAATTGACCAAGATGGTAAATTGAGAATAGTACCAAAAGAGAAAGTAAAAGAGTTTATTGGAAGGTCTCCAGACTATTCAGACGCATTAGCTTTTCGTATGTATTTTGAATTAGCACCTAAATTTTTCACATTCTAAAAAAAATTATATATATTTACATAAAATTTAACTATAATGGCAGTAAATAGATTTCGACTTGCTTTGGATGTGTTTTTAAATCCAAATAAAAACTATTTTAATGAGGCTTTATATCGACAGGTAGGAGGCATTACTACTACATACAACAGGACTTTAGATGTTTTAATTGAAAAAGGTTATGGAGAGAATCCTGATGTTAATGCCATAGTTAACCAAATGGCATCTAAAACTACAGCCGTTCCGTATATCATTAAGCCAATTAAAGATGATGACAGTTACAACAAAAAGAAAAGACTTCCTATTGAGTTATCATATATCCAAAAGAAACAATACAATTTATTAAACAAGCAAGCGCATAAAGATATTGAGCAACCTATGCCATTATTGCGTCCAAACCCCAACCAAACTTGGAACGATATTTTATTTTTGTATAAGGTATATTTGAAAGTTTGTGGTAATGTTTATTTATATAAGCTAAGCCCGCAAGAGGGGTCAAATGCAGGACAACCTTTACAATTATATATTTTGCCAAGTCATTGGGTTCAAATTGTTTTAAAATCAAATGCGAGTGCCTTAGGAACTGAAAATCCTATTGATTATTATATCTTAGAACAAGGTAATCGTTTTATAAAGTTTGAAGAGAAAGATATTATTCATATCAAAAGAGCAAATCCTTTTTATAATCAAAACGGTTCGCATTTATATGGTTATAGTGAATTAATGGCGGCTATAAGAAACATAAATAGTTCTAATAGTGGAATAGACCAAAATGTTAAAACAATGCAAAACAGCGGAGTTTATGGATTTATTCACGCTGGAGATGGTCAAAGTCCTTTAACATCGGAACAAGCTCAGGATTTAAAAGCTCGAATGGTTGATATGGATAATGAAACAGGGAGATTGTCTAATATTGCTGGGGCAAGTGGAAAATTAGGATTTACAAGAATTTCGCTTACAACCGATGAATTAAAACCATTTGATTATTTAAGTAATGATAGACGTACTTTATGCAATTGTCTAAACTGGTCCGTTGACTTATTAAACGAACCAAAGAACGGCTCAGGTTTTGGAGTGGATACAATGATTGAGGCTCGTAAACGTGTAATCGTGGATAATATTAAACCCGATTTAGATTTATTAGCGTCTTATTTGAATACTGAATTTATACAGAAGTTCAAGGGTTATGAAAAATCTGTTATTGAGTTTGATATTAGCGAAATGCCTGAAATGCAAACCGACACAGCTAAAATGATTGATTGGATGGTAAAAGCACCATTAACACCTGATGAAATTCGTGAGGCAATTAATTACGAAGCAATTGAAAGCGAAGAAACAGGAATTATTTATATTAATTCTAATTTAAAAAGAATTGATGATCCAAGTTTAACGGAAATGGCTGGCAATGGACAAACTTAGGCAAAGACAAGAAATAACAGCCTATAGAATAGTAAGGCGAAATGTACTAAAAATTGTCAATGGAATTCCATTTGCAAATGTGAGTAAATTAACTGTTAATAGCCTTATTTATGCAAATGTTACCGAGAGCCAAATAAAAGAAATGTATGTAGAAATATACACTACTTTAGGAAAACCACATTTAAAACGAATTGAGCGAACATTAAAGGCTGAAATAGATTTCGAGAGTATTATATCGCAATGGCTAAATACAAATGCAGGTTTAAGAATAGTATCAGTTCATCAAACTTTAATAGATAGTATTATAGCGGTTATTCAGCAAGGATATAATAATAATATTAGCGTGGCAGATATAACACGTAATTTACAAAACAAGTTCGGCTGGTATAAATATCAAGCCTTAAGAATTGCAAGAACAGAAACAACAACGGCAACAAATTACGCTACTGTTTTAGCATCACAACGTTCTGAATTGGTTTTAGAAAAGACGTGGATATCCGTACAAGATAATCGTACAAGAAGAAAAATTTACGACCATTTGGATATGAATGGGCAAAAGGTTGGAGAGTTTGATAAGTTTTTTGTAGGTGGCGAGGAACTGGAATATCCAGGAGACCCAAAAGGACAGGCTGGCAATATTATAAATTGCCGTTGTAAAGTGGTTTATACGGTAAAAGAGGATGCAGACGGTTTGCCAATTAGAAAAATAAAAAAGTAGTTATTTAGACTAATTAAAAATAATTTAATATATTTGTGATATGGAAATAAAGCAATTATCAATCGATATTAAGGATTTAGACGAAGCAAAAGGCGTCGTAAAAGCATATGCCAATACATACAACTTTAAGGATAGTGATGGAGATATTTCCGCTTATGGCTCTTTTGATAAAACCGTAACAGAAAATTTCAAACGTATTCGAGTATTGAAAGACCATAACCCTACAATGATGATAGGAGTGCCTTTGGCAATTGATACAAAGGATAGTTATGGATTACTTACAACAAGTCAATTTAATATGAATAAGACATTATCAAAGGATATGTTTCAAGATATAAAATTGATGACAGATAATGGTTTAAATGCTGAATTATCCATTGGTTATAAAGTTATGCAGCGTGACCAAAAAGACAAAAGCATTATTAAAGAATATAAATTGATGGAGTATTCTTTTTTATCTTCTTGGGGAGCGAATCAATTGAGTACAGTACAAGATATTAAATCTATTAAAAGCCATTACGGAATAATGGAATTAATCGAAAAATCATATAATTTGGATTATTCAGATGACAGATTAAGACAAATTGAAACATTATTAAAAGCACTATCAGAAGAGCCGTTAGAAACTGACACTCTAAACGAGCAGCCGCTTATTTTAGATACTTTAAAACATTTTACAAACTCTTTAATCATTAAATAAAATGGATGAGAAATTACTTGCCGAATTGGCAAACATCAAAAGCGGCTTAGAAACTAAAACAGCCGCAGAAGTAAAAAGCGCAATCGATGCTTTTGAAACTAAAATGACTGCATCAAATAAAGATGCTTTTGAAACAGAATTGAAAGCAGTAAAAGATGCTTTTGAATTGAAATTGAAAGAAGTACAAGAACACGCCGACTTATTGGACGTGAAATTGCAAGCTAAATCAGTTGAAACCAAAAACGAAGATGCTTTAGTTAAATCAATTGAAATGAATTTTAAAGGTATTTCAGAAGTACGTAAAGGAAACACACTACAAACAAAAGTAGTAGGTAATATGACTTTGGGAGCAAACCTTACAGGAGCGCAGCCAAAAGATTATAACCTTGATGTTGTAATGATTCCGGGGCAATTGGTTAACGTTTCAGACTTGGTTGGAAGTGTTAATATCTCAGGAGGAACTTATACCTATCCAAGAGAGGGGGCTGGTGAAGGTTCAATCGCGACTCAAACCGAAGGTTCTTCTAAATCTCAAAGAGATTATGATTTTACTATGGTGGATTTGAATACTGACTTTATTGCAGGATTCACAAGATACAGTAAAAAAATGGCTAACAACTTGCCTTTCTTGACTTCATTCATTCCTAATGCTTTGAGAAGAGATTATGCAATTGCTGAGAACTCAATTTTTAATACTGTTTTGGCTGCTGCCGCAACTGCTTCTGCTCAAATCATTACGGGTAAAAACAAAATTGAAATGTTGTTAAATGAAATCGCAACACAAGAAGGCTTAAACTTTCCTGTAAATGCTATTGTAGTGCGTCCTGCTGATTATTGGGATATTTTGAAAACTGAGAAATCTACAGGATCAGGATATGGTTTACCGGGTATCGTAACTTTGGAAGGCGGTCAATTGCGTATCAATGGAATTCCATTGTTAAAAGCGAATTGGTTGGCAGCTAACAAATACTATGTTGGAGATTGGACACGTATCAATAAAATCGTTACTGAGGGTCTTTCTTTGGAATTTTCAGAAACAGAAGGAAGTAACTTTGTAAACAACAATATTACAGCACGTATTGAAGCGCAAGTAGGATTAGCAGTTGAGCAACCAGCCGCTATCATTTACGGAGACTTCACCGCTGTTTAATCAGTTGGTTTGAATTAGTAAATTTAAAAGCGTTGCATTTTGTAACGCTTTTTTTTATATCTTTGAAATAAAAACAATGAAAAAATATAAAGTTATAAAAGATTTTTTTAAATTGTCAGAGCGAAAGAATTATAAAATAGGCGATACTATTGAATTATCGGACAAAGATGCTAAGGCTATGGATTGGTACGTAGTTGAAATTAAAGAAACTAAACCGAAAAAATAATGACAAGTTATTTAGATGTTATATCATTAGAGCAAGCTAAGTTATATTTGAAAATCGACACGTTACAGACTGAAACAGATGCCGAAATAACAAATATGATTAATAGTTCTTTGTCGTTTATTGAAAAACGCACAGGGCATATATTCAAGACTAAAAGCAAAACATATTACAGTTGTGCTTTAGTTAATAGCGTTATTATTTACGATTATCCAATTGTAACACCCCCAACCAATACTCAATTAAGACAATTAAATGCAATTGTTCCAACTGTTAACGGCTCAGTTACTTTAGACTTAGGCTATACTGATTTAGAAGATATACCCAGCGAGTTAATCGATGCGGCTTTGCAATTATTAAAAGTTTGGTTTTATGAAAGCGAAACTCAAAACAATACCACATTGATTCCTTTGAGTGTGATGCAGGCAATTGATATTAATCGCAGATTCGTATGATAGCACGTAAATATACAAAAGCAATCTCAATTTGGAAAACTACCAACGTTCCAGATGGCTACGGTGGTAATTCTGTAACTACTGCTTTGGTTGCTTCTGTATGGGCAAATGTAAATACAAAACGAGCATACAGACAAAACGAAAATGGCCAAAACGATAATTTTGTTCAAACTATTTTTACAATTCGAAATCGTTATGACATTGATTTATCAGTAAAAGATAATTTCATTAAATACAATGGATTAATTTACAACATTGATTCTGTTTTAAATCAGGATTTGAATAACATTGACATTGAAATATATGGAACTCAAAGGGCTTAATAGTGTCATAGACAATTTGCGTAAATATGGCAAAGAAGCCGAAAAAGATATTGAAGCAGTTACAGAATTGACCGCAAGAAATATCGAAAAATACGCAAAGAGTTCAGTGGCTGCTAATTTTGGTAAATTAGGGCAATCTATTAAAGCAGTTGAAGAAGATAAAACACATTGGACAGTTGAAGCAGGCGGAACTATTGCGCCTTATGCTGCTTATGTTGAATTTGGAACAGGAGGGTTAGTTCAAGTGCCAAATGAATTAAAAGAACAGGCTATTAAGTTTAAAGGAAAAGGAATTAAACAAATAAATTTAAAAGCAAGACCGTATCTTTATCCATCATTATTAAGAGGTAGAAAAGAATATTTAGAAAAGCTAAAAAAAACATTAGAGAAATATGGTAAATCCAAATAAATATATTAGAAAAGCCATATACGATGCTATAATAGGTACTTATGCTTGTTTTGATATGCAAGTAACAGGAAACGTAATACCTACCGAATATGTAATCATTTCAACACAGGACAAAGGTATTGATAAAGCAACAAAATGCGCTAATCGTTGGGAAGTAGCTACGTTATTGGATATTGTATGTATTTATAACGGCGCAGGAAACACAGGAAGCCGTGTAAAAAACGATGATATGGAAAATGTAATTTTAGGATTGATTGCGAACATCTCAATACCTGGATATACTGTTTTAAATCGTACATATGAATTCCCAAGTAATTTAGATAATAGTACATCGACTCAGGTTGTATATCGAAATTTTATTAGATTGATATTAACATTAGAATAATTTAACTATATTTACAAATAATTTAAAACTTAAATACCATGGCTATCAAAGGCGAAAAAGGAATTATCTACATTTATACGGGTGCTGCCTATAAGCCAGTAGCCTGTTTAACTTCAAACAGTTTAAACACAACTGTTTCAATGATTGAATCACAAACAAAATGTTTTCCGGGTGTTGTTAAAAAAACAGCAGGTTCATTTAGTTATTCGATTGATGCAGAAGGCGAGTATATCGACACTACAACAGTAGGAGGTGATACTGCCAAACAATCACACGATGCCTTATTTTTATTGCAACAAGCTAAAACACTTGTCGAATGGAAATTAGATACAAATGTAGATGACGCTACAAGTGTTAAATACTTCGGTAGCGGCTATATTACTGATTTGAGCGCAACTTTTGGGAGCGGAGACGAATTATCTACATTTAGCGCAACTATTGATGGGGATGGAGCTATTGTATTGACAGACCCGAACGCCTGAACTAGCGTTTTCAATAATGTTTTTAGCAGTGAATTTGCTTAACCTTAATTAAATTAAAATGACAAATACAACATTAAAGGCGCAAATTGATAGCCAAATCACAAATGAAACGACCCCGTCAAGTGTTAGTCCTACAGATGTTGGGACTAATTTAAAGGCAGTTGTTGACTATATTGACCAACAAGTTCCTGTAAAAACAAGTGCATCAATTACATTAAGTGGTACTACACAAGCATTGCCTAATGATATAAACTCTTGCTCTTTTACAAATGGCAAAGCATACCTTCCTACTACTACAGAAATAGGAAAAGAAATTTATGTTATTGCAGTCTCTAACGGAATTGAAATTTCGGCAAATGTTGCAGGAACTTCTAAACTTTTCAATACATTCAATACATTCATTGCGAACGTTGTATTGACTCAATATCAAATGTATAGATTTATTTATATTGGATTTGGAACAGGAACAGGAGGCAGCGTTGACGGATATTGGAAAGCAGAATTAATTTAATTATGAAAAAAATAAATTTATTTATCGGAGGTCAATATCGTGACTTTTATTTTGGTTTAGGGTTTTTAGGAACTCTTTTGGAAAAATCGGGCTTAGAAATGCACGAGATAGATGCAAAAATTCAAGGTAATCCGTTTAAATGGATTCCTGAGATTATGTTTCACTCTTTGGCTTATGGCTATATTAGAGAAAATAGACTTCCCGATTTTGACGTTCAAAATGTAGTTAATTGGATTGATGAAGATGCCAACGCAATGGAGTTATTAAAAAGTTTCAATACAGCATTTAAACAATCATTAATTAAAGATGTGCCAGTACAACCAAATGAAGATGTTAAAAAAAAAGTAACGAAAAAATAAACTGGGCAGAAGATGTGATTTCTTTTGCTTTGGGAGAACTTAAATGTCCTGATTTGGATTTCGTTTACGATATGACGTGGGCAGAATTTCAAATCAGGCTTTTTGCATATAAAAGACAAGATTTATATAAATGGCAAATGTTACGTGAAATGATGTGGACAAGTTATATTGCACCCCATCAAGACCCAAAGAAAATGCCAAAGAGAAAAGAATTATTCTTACCTTTGAATGGAGATAAAAAAGTAAATGCGGGCGTATCACAAGAACATAAAGAACGTTTCTTAAAAGAGTTTCAAAAATGGCAACAGGCAATAAATTAGAGGTTCAAATTGGGGCTGACATAACCGATTTTCAAAAGAAAATTAAAGAAGTTGAATTTGACGTTAAGGAACTTTCAAAAGCGAAACTTGAAAAGATAAAACTTGGCTTAGATACGCGTGAAATTACAGCACAAATAAAAGATGCAAAGGCAAGTTTAAACAGTCTTAAAACGGCTGTAAAAGATACGGGAGCACAAGTTGGGGGCCAATTTACAAAACAAGTAGGTAACGGAAACAACGCTCTTATGCAGTTTTCACGAATTGCACAAGATGCCCCCTATGGCATTATAGGAATAGGCAATAATATCACGGCAACTGCTGAAAGTTTTGGATATTTAAAACAACAAACAGGCTCGACAAGTGGTGCGTTAAAAGCTATGGCATCGTCTTTAATGGGTACGGGTGGTATTTTATTAGGGGTTTCTTTGCTAACTACTGGGTTTACACTTTTAAGTCAATCAGGATTATCGATAGGTGACGTATTTGATAAAATAACAGGAAAAGCAGAATCTTTCGCTAAAACATTATCAAAAGTAAATGATGAAGCATATAAAGATAAAGGAGTTCAAGAAGCTATAACAAGTGTAAATGAACTTACTAACGAAATTGATTTAGCTAAAAAAGGATTTTTAGATAAAGACCAAGTTGTAAATCATTATAATGAAACGATAGGAAAAACTACTGGATTAGTAAAAAATATAAATGAAGCGGAAAAAGAGCTGACTAAAAACGCAGATGCTTATATAAAAATGACTTTATATAAAGCCGCTGCAAATTTAGCTTTACAAGACGCTGCCAAACAACAATTAGATGCGGAAAGAAGTCGTGTTAAAAAATTAAGCGAATTTACAAATGCTTTTTTAGATGCTGATTTAACTCAAACAAGAAGTAAGGAGCAATACGACCAAAAACAAAAAAATCTACAAAATCAATTAAAATTAAGACAAGCCGAGGAAATTAAATTAAATGAAGATGCTTCAAAGAAAAATTTAAGCATCGCTAAAAAGTTCCAAGATGACGCTGCTAAAATAGCAAAAGGATTTGGGTTCAATTTCTTTGGAGATACAAAACAAGACAAAACTAAAAAAGCACCAGAAACATTCAATACCCCACAAGTTACAGGATTACAATCTCAATTACTGCCAGCGGGTTTAACTTTGCCACCTGTAAATTCTGAAATATTTGGACAGTCAATTAAAAATTTAGCCCCGATGATGTCGGAAGCAATGGCAGAATTTGAAATGATGTGGGCAAATTTCGGCTTAAACCTTTCTGAGATAATTGAAACAAGTACGGAAGATGCGTTAATAGGTTTTGGAGAGTCAATTGGCAATGCTTTAGCCATGGGCACAAATGTATTTAAAGAAGCTGGAGCGTCTTTAATTTCATCAATAGGAAATATGATTTCATCAGTAGGTAAAGAACTTGTAAAAATGGGGGTTTTAGCGCAAGCATACGCAGCAGTAGTAAAATGGATGAAAAGTGCTTTTGCAAATCCTTACGCTTTGGCAGCGGCTGGAGTTGCTTTAATTGCGATTGGGGCAGCGGTTTCGTCAAGTGCTAAAAAAGTAGGTAACGGAGGAAGCGGAGGAGGTATGTCTTCGGCAACAGGACAAGGAGCAAATAACACATCTACAACGTCAGGAAGTGGCACAGGATGGAGTGGAGGTGCGAACGGAACAGTTGTATTCGAAATTGCAGGAACTTCTTTAATCGGAGTGCTAAATAACACAACTGAAAGAAACTTACGAATAGGAGGGAGATAATGGAAAAATATTTTATACAAAACGATTACACAGGTTATTTAGTTCAAATATTTGAGAAAGGCTTTATCGGAGTTTCTACTGAAATATTCGGTAAAATTTCTTTTGATAAGGGGAGTGTTGATAATATTTTAGATACTATTCGCGGGACTGGTTTAAATTTACAACTCGAAGCGAACCCATTATTAACATTTGAGGAGTTTTCAGATGCTGACGAAAGAACATATACCGTAAAAGTTACAAATAGCACTGGAACAGTATTTCAAGGATTCCTTAAACCTGACGGAGTAACTCAATCTTTTGTACGTGATATATGGGTAGTCGATTTAGATTTTATTGATGGTCTTGGAAGTTTGAAAGATTTGGCTTTTGTAAAATCAAATGGTTTAAATTATACAGGTAAAATGTCAATGCTTGAAGTTATACAAGGATGTTTAGCTCGAACTGGATTAGTTATGACGATAAATAGTTTTGTTGATGTTCATTATTTAGACTATGCAGGAACAAATATTTTAAAAGATACTTATGTAAATTCAGATCGTTTCTTTAAAATAGATGCAGAAACTACAACCGGAGGAACTACAATGACTTGTGAAGAAGTTTTAAATTCTGTTTTAAATTTATTTTCGGCTTGCATTACTCAACAAGATGGATATTGGTGGGTTTATCGTCCAAATGAATTTATAAATAATGTTAAATTTATAGATAATACCTTAAATACAACTTTTACTAAAAATTTATACAAAAAAGTAGGTTCTCAAATTGACAACTTTTATCCACATCATTGCAATGGTAACCAACAAATACAAACAAAAGGGGCTATTAGTGCATATCGTTTGAATTATAAATATGGGTTTAAAGCAGGAATGTTATTAAATCCTAATTTGCATCACGATACGGCTTTAGTTTTTGATAATTGGGTAAAAGCATCAAATTTATATGGGGTCGTTTTAATCAATGATTTAAGTGATACAATGGGTTTAAAAATGGAAACTAAATATCTTTTAGGATTTCCAACAACGCGTGAAATATTGCGTTCTCAAACTGTTTTTGCAAATGCTGGAAGTCAAATAGATTTAAAAGTTGAGTTAAGTGTTGAAAGTTTAAGCGTTGGATATTTTCATTTTAATTTAGTGCGCTCGGATGGATATTATGCCGATAACAATGGGATTTGGCAAAATAGTGTAAAATTATTATCTACAACAGTAACTGGAATAAGTACAGCAACTTGGACATTAAAAACAGAACCAGTGCCAAATGATTGCACCGTTTACGTCATTATTCGTAATGTTTTGTCGGATAAAATAGCCCCACAAATAGCAGAAATACAATCTTGTCAACTTACAAACAATTTTAACTACGACGGTAAAATAGGCGAATTTCACACAGTTACGCGTTTGGTTTCTCCAAGTTCAATAATCAAAGAAAACCAAGAAGTTTATAATGGGGATTCAATTGGTGATATTTTTGAGGGTGCAATTTATAAAAACGATAAAACAACGCTTACAACTTTTTGGACGCGAAAAGGCAAATTAGAGGAAAAATCTATTTTAAGAATAAGCGCGGAGGACGATATGCGTATTCAACAAAAATCTATCAAGACTTTTACTGGAGATTTTTATGGTTATTTACCTTATTTATCTATAATTGAAATAAACAACGTAAATGGCTTGTTTATGTTTATAGAGCATAGTTACGATACTGATTCAAATATAACACGTGGTAAATTACAGCAGTTTTATACGAATGAGGTTGCTGATTTGCAATATTTATTGACTTACGATTATGGTAATACCGTAAAGCCATCGATTAGAAGTTAATTTCAATTATTTAATATTTTTTTAATACATTTGTTGTATGGATTTTTACAAAGGACAAGACCGCATTTTATTCATAAAAGTATTAGGCAATTACTTTCCAATTGCTTGTTTGCAAGATAATCCATTTAGTGAAACAAGTGAGTTTATAGATACAACAACAAGGGATAACGTAGGTTGGACAACTTCACGCCCTAATATGCAATCTTATAATATTTCATTTAGTGGATTGCAAGTAGTTACAAGTGTAGCGGGTGGTAATTTTAATGTCATTAGTTATGATAAATTAAAGCAATTAAAACGCTCACGAACTTTATTAGAATGGAAAATAGAAGGCGATTTTCCGATTGTAGATTACGGTAAATGTTATATTAGTGAATTATCAGAAGCAACTCCAGTAGATGAATTTTTGTCTTTTAGCGGTTCATTAATTGGATTTGGTATTCCATTAACAACTACAAAAGGAAGTGAAGTGTTAAATAGTGGTAATCCATTGGAAGTAGTTACGACTGATTTAACCGCAACTCAAATAATTAGAACTAAACAATTATGATAAACCCTAACGATATAACGACTGTAAGAGTTGACCAATTAGCACCTGATTCAATTAGCTTAACATGTATTTTTCCATTTGAAACATTGGATGACCAAACATTAAAAAAAGCTACATTTGCTGAATTGATAGCATTTATAGCTTTACAAACTTCGGCTTTGCAATTTGAGGTTAAAAGAATGTCGGTAACACAATCTTATATAGATGATAATTTCGATAATACAGGTTTAGGAATTAATTTGTGTGCTGGTTTTGCAATTTGCAACGGACAAAACGGAACAGAGAATTTAGATGGTTTGGTTGGGATAGGTTACGGAACTGTGCAAAATAATATCGGAGGATTTGGAGGCGAAAAAACACATACATTAATAGATACAGAAATACCTAATATTACTGTTCATTTAGATGGTTCAAGTGCTGATAATGGCGACCCCGGACAAAAAGTTATAACAGCGGCTACACAGCCAAATGCAGGAATTGATATTATTATTAATTCAGTAGGTGGAAATTCACATAATAATATGCAACCTTATATTGTCCAACTTTATATTATGAAATTATGATAGACCCATTATTAATAAGTACTATAAGAGTTGGGCAATTAGTTGAAACTCCATTTAATTTAACCGATAATATTCCTCACGAAGTAGGGGCAGACCTTAGGCGTGGTTCAATTCAAGATTTAGCTACTTTTATAGCTGGTGTAATTGATACTACAGGTAGTTTAGCGTTCTTACCTATTTCAGTTGTAGATGGTCAAACATTACCTAATACAACGACAAATGAATGGTTTTTAGCTGGGAAAGGTATATTTCATCAAACAGGAGGCTACCCTGACATTGTATGTACAGAGGAGTTAAACGCAATTGTTGGGAATGGTACAAATTGGATTTTAGGTGTTGCAATACCTATTATAGTTGACCCCCCTGCCGCAATGATTAGCCAAACAGTAACAGAAGGAGTTGTTAATTATAGTCCAAGCGAAGATGCAGTATTTCAAGCGTTACAAGGTCATTTAACAGGGATGCATTCTATTAGATTAGCAGGAGCAGGGCAAAATTATACCATACCTACAGGAGCTACTGCAATAAAAGGATGGATAAATGACGGTGTGCAGCATTTAGAGAAAACAGGCTTTGAAAGTGACTTAAATACTTTTACGCAAAGTGGTGCAATTGTTACCTTTAAAAAAATAATTACAACAAATCAAAGAATTATTATTGATTATTACTTTTAATTCCTATATTTGCACAACAAATCGTATGAAGCTATACGAAACCCTTACTCCCTTTCATACTGATTGGGAGTTT